TTAGAAGCGGGCAATATACCACCAGAAAAAAGCTACCCAGACATGATACGCGCACTTACAGTCGAGATTCTTCGACAAGAAGCAAGCAATGAATGGCGTCGAGAAAAGTACAAAGAGGTTATTGTTCCGTTTGTTGACGACGAGAGAACGCCGCCCCCAGTGTTTGATGAATTCTCAGACTTAACCCAGAGGGATATACAGGGACCGCCAGTAGAGCCGCCCCCACCTCCCCAGTTAGAACAAGAAAGAACAGGCATATCAACAGTTGACCAGCTACGTGCGCTGGGATTTCAAATCGGCGGACCCCGCTAAAACTAAGGAGACTTTAATGAAAATGTACACTACACAGCCGCGTAAGCCAATGATGTATGGCGGAATGGCACCGAAGAAAAAAATGGCAAAAGGCGGAATGCCTATGGTCGAAAAAGACGGAAAGAAGATTCCTGCATTTGCCGCTGATGGTAAGGGCAAGATGATGTACGGTGGTATGGCCCACAAGAAAAAGAAGTAGTTTTTATAACAAGAAGAACGATTCTACCTGCCAGTTTCCCCGGCCTTGCGCCGGGGTTTTTTATGTGCGCTGTTCGACAACCATCTCTTGTAGTTCTCTAAAATAGTTACGCACTATCTTTCCAATGCGGGGTCCGTATGCAGGATCACCAAGTGGTCGGACCACCCGTTCCATCCCGATAGTATCGACACAATCAAGGTTAAACTCTAGGTTGCCATCGCGGTTTAGGTCGATAGTGAAGTTGAGCAAGTTTGCTTTTGGATCTGCCATAAGTCCTCTATAGCTAAATTGTAGCAGTCAGCTTTGAATACAAAGTTGTTGCGCTCGTCCCTGTCGCCCTTTTTGTGTTTAACTGCTTTAGCAAAGTACTTATCTTTTTGCATCCTACCAACAATCCACGCCTTTTGCAAACTGTTTAGAACACGCACGAAAATATACTCGTCGCATCGTTGCTTGGTGCCGTGTGCCGCGATACTACATTCGTAGTATGGAAACGGCTTAGAAGTGCAACGTTTAGTTTTTACGTCGATGGTAACCCCTTCTGGTGTGTAGAGGTCGTAGTGTGGGTTGGGTGTGTGGATATACCCAAAGTAGTCGCGTACGATAATCTCACCGAGAGCCCCTGCGGGGCTTCCTGCCCCTCGGGTTATACTTCCTTGTAAGCTCATTAGTTGGCCCGAAGTTTTCCGGGCCTCACTAATCTGGTTCTCAGTTGGGGTAATCTCGATCATACGGCTTCCTGAATCTGAGTTTGTTCCGTAGATCGTAAATCATCTTACGTGCCGAGTCAAGCAATTCAGCATCACCTATCAGAGGGTTTGCTCGTGCGGCATCCGCATTAAGTTTTAACCTATCTAGCATTGTCTGAACTTGCTTATCTGTCACGCGGCTTCCTCCACTTTCTCAACGGTCTCCGGCCAACCCCACTCACCTACCATCCCATTCGCATTGTAGTCCGTCACAGTGCCCTCAAAAAAGTTTTTGTGACTCGCCCCATTAATAATCCAATCGAGCCACGGGAGCGGGTTCTCCTTAACCTTCCAGTTACCTTTGAGGCCGAGCATGATAAGACGGCGATCTGCTAAGTATCGGATGTACTGTTTGATTTCTTCCGCCGTGACACCTTCCACATGTCCCATCTCGTACGCATTGTCGATAACTTTGTCTTCAAGTGCAACAGCACCTCGGAACATATCGTAGATATCTTTCTTAAAATCGTCCGTAACAATTCTTGGATGTTCATCACAAAACTCCCTGAATAATTTAACCATACCTTCGCAGTGCATAGATTCGTCGCGGATGGACCACTCCACAATCTCACACATACCTCTCATTTTACCGAACCTTTGGTAGTTCAGTAGCATTGCGAACGCGCTAAAAAGGCTCATGCCCTCGTTCATCACGCTCCGTGCAATTGCTTTTGCCATGCCAGAAACACTGTGCATGTCTATATCTGCCATGTACTCAACTTTGTCAGCCATAGCTTGATACTCACGAAAAGCAGAAAACTCCGACTCTGGTAGCCCCAGCGTGTCATTTAATAGTGCGTAACTTCTTTGGTGTACAAACTCCCGGTTCGCAAAGGACGTAAGCATCGCACGAATCTCGTTGTTTTTGAATTTGGGAATGTAGTGTTCGAGGTAGTTGGTGCCGACTTGTACGTCTGACTGCGTAAACAATTTAAGTATCTGAGTAATATGATGTTTCTCTTGAGCGTTAAGCTTGCCGCCCTGCCACTGTGCTACATCCTCTTGCAGTTTTGCCTCCCATTCACCCCAGTGAACTTTCTCGTGGGACACTGCATATTCGACAGCCCAAGGATACTTAAAGGGCTTATAAACCTTTGATTCTTCTAGTAAAGACATCGTACGTCCTTTATTCTGATAGTGGAAAAAAAAGGCCCCGAAGGGCCCGAACACGCTAGTGGATCAGACTAGCAAGGGGAGTAATTTCATTACTTAACATCCATGTTAAGGCTCCGACTTCTCGTCGTCAAGCGGTTTCTTTCCAAACACTTTGTCCCAGTTGGAACTAAACTTTTTGTAGTCGCGTGGACGGGAGGCACTACCCTTACCACCGTGTGGTCTAGTCATCGTCCTCCACCTCTTGTCTGACTTCGTCGTCATCGTCTAAATCTCCGCATAATTGATCGTACATGTCCATGAGCCCGCTGTAGCACATTGGACAGAGAGAGAAGGGTATGATACCTATGAACCCCTTAACGCCTCCCTCTGACTCTATATCGAACTCACAGGAGCATATATTACATTTGTCATCCGGTTCTACCCGTGACATGAGACACACTCTTCTGCATCTTGGAGTGCAACTCGCTCAACCGCAAGGCCAACTTTATCCGCTTCGATTCCGGCGTCAGTCCGTAGGTAATAGAGCGACTTGAGTTTCTCTTTCCACGCTCTAAGATGGACCGAATTGACATAAGACGCAGGCGAATTTGCCGGGAAGAAAAGATTGACGGACTGGGCCTGACAGATGTACTGCTGTCTGTCTCCTGCGTGTTCGACAACCCAGCCCTGATCGATTTCATACGCAGTCTTAAAGACAGCTTTTTCATCGTCGGACAACCATTCCAGATGCTGTACCGAACCCTGAGACGCAACCACTGTCTTCCAAACCGACTCCGTGTTGTAGCCCTTTTCATCTAAGACCTCCTCGAGTTTTGGGTTCTTGACGAGGTGAGCACCCGCACGAGTACGATGGGTATAAGCATTAGACTTAATAGGCTCAATAGAAGCACTACAACCACAGATGATAGAACTATTAGCATTGGGTGCCACAGCGAGCAAATGGGCATTACGTCGTCCCGTACCACGCATGTCAGGAGCTTCACCCTTTTCCTTGCCAAGACGTAGACTCTCCTCGACAGCTTGAGCTTTGATATCGGCAAAGATACGTTGGTTTGCAAACTTTGCAGAAAGACTTTCCCACGGAATATTATTTGCTTGCAAGTATCCATGCCAACCCATCGCTCCTAGGCCGATTGACCTTTCTCGTTTAGCTGAGTGAACAGCTTTTGAAAGTTCTTTTGGTGCATTTCCGATAAAGAATTCAAGGACGTTGTCCAAGAATCGTACCAAGTCTCCAACCATTCCTGATTCTTTCCACTCGTCGTACTTTTCGAGGTTGACGCTTGAGAGGCAACAAACCGCCGTCCGTTTTTCAGATGTAGGGAGAGTGATTTCAGAGCATAGGTTAGACCCTCTAACTGCGAGTCCAAGTGCCTTTTGAGAATCCGGTAACTTTCTGTTGGACTCGTCGATGAAGTGTAAGTAAGGTGAGCCAGTTCTGAACCGAGCTTCAAGTATTCTTTCCCACAAGCTTCTAGCTGGGATTGAATCTCTGACAGATCCGTCATTAGGGTCTCGTAATTGCCATTCTGTTCCATTTTCTACCGCCTCCATAAATTTGTCGGTGATGTTTACGGCATTGAACAGGTTGAAACATTTCCTGTTGATGTCGCCGCCTGTTGGTACTTTAAAGTTAATGAACTCAATAATGTCGGGGTGCGACACATCGAGGTATGCGGCGTAGGAACCTTTGCGTGTGCGTCCTTGCTTCCATGCTGTCATGCCGGAATCAACGACTTTCATGAAGGGAATGGGGCCCGGTGCTTTGTCGCTTATACCGCGTACATCAGACCAGTGACCACCGACTCCACCTCCTTTGACAGATAGCCATGCAGTTTCAGCATTGTGAGCAATAAGGGAGTCCAGATTGTCACCAACATAAGTGAGGAAACAACTAATAGGAAGCCCTTTGGCTGATTCGTCATCTCTAGGTGCGTTAGATAGTACCGGAGAAGCAAACATAAACCAACGCTTGCTAGCATAGTCATAAATGCGTTGAGCAAAAGCATAGTCGCCTCCACAGTAAGCGAGAGCCGCACGAGCAAAAGCCTCTTGCGGGCTGGACTCGTCAGGAAGCATGTAATAGTCCGTAAGAAGTTTTAGGGCTTGGCCTGAGAATTGTTCGTCACGGTCATAATCAATGGCAATTCTGCCACAGTACATCGCTTCCATCTTATTGCAGTTCCTTTATTAAACGTTCCACGTACCACTTGCATTTCTCAGCATTGATACGGGGGGTGTCTTTTTTGTGCAACCGCAATAAATATTTTATTGCAGTGCAACGTAAATGTCCAGTAAATTCTTCATCAGAACAAAATGCCCGCATAACTTCAATAGCTTCGAGGGTCTCTGTCTTATAATGATCTGGGTTTATTAGGTCTTTCATTGCAGTATGTTGCCAAAATCTGCCTGAATAACATTACCTTCCATGCCTTTGATACGTTCTTTGTGCTCGGGTTTTAAATCTTCTTCCGGGACGATTTCACCCAGCGTCTCCAGCGTAACCCTTTCCAATCCCATGTCGTAGAGATTGTCGAAGTCTTCGTGTACTGCCCCAAGTAAACCTTGAAGTATAACATACGTCGGGTTAACCACCTTCTCACCTTCAACTTCATCGTGAGTATCGCGAGTTGCATATGCACGAATAGCAAAGCCATCCTCGTTTCCATCTTCATCTTCTAGTGGCTCCAGCACTATGTAGTATCTATCTTTAAGAAGTCCTGCCTGTTCAAGGGCGGCAATCTTTTCTTGATCGAGTATTAAATCTGTCATGTTGTTTTCTCCAACCATTCAAGTGGGAGGTAACCATCCGCCCATTTAATCTTGTGCTTATCGCACCAAGAACCATAAGTTGTTTTGCTACTTCTGTTTAGCTTGTTCGATGCTCTCAGGAAAAGCATCCGTATGTCAAGGGTAGGATTGTCCTTAATTACGAGTAGCATTTTTTGTCGGTCAGCCGGTGAAAAGAAACCCTTAGCTTCGACGTATATGTCAGAAGCAGGTAAATAAAAGTCCGGCGTATAGGTCTTAGGCTTAGGGTAGTACACTAGCTTGTGGCTTTCGTACTCGTACTTAACACCCTGTTCTGAAAGTTTCTTAGCTACTTGTAGTTCATAGTCTGAACGAAAACGATGTCGCTGGGGTTTGCTCATAAATTTATCAACGAACTCAAAGAGTTAGTTATCCTGTGGTATAATTTAGGTGATGTTGCTTCAAGTTTTTCAAGAGCAATTGTGTATTCGTCTCCCGGAAATAAAACGATACGTCCGGCATTGACAGTGTTTGCGATAGCGACTAACTCATCAGTGTTAACTTTTCCATCTCGTTCCCACGTTTCGTGAGATAGCGGTTGACCAAAGTGTTGCCACATTGTGATGGGAAGACACCTCTGAAAGTTTCTAGCCCACCGAGTCCACGGGTCACCCCCTGACTTATCATGAGCTTCAATGTAAACAGCGTATGCATTCTCATTCAGATACAGAGCTTGTCGCTCTACTTTCTTCGTCATCAATATCGGCATCACCGTTTCCTACTACGATCTTACGAATGGTTGCTAGTCCGTCTACCTTTATGCCTGTCCCATAATCATTACAATCAAGTTGCTCAAACACTCTACCCCGTTTGTATGTCATATCATTAATCTGATATATCGTATTGTGCAGTAACTCTTCCGTCAACGGGCGAAGCTCTTCAATTAACATGACGTTATGTTTTTCTACATCCTGCATAATCCTAGCTCGAAGTTTAATTAACTTTCCTTGTAGCTCAACTACTTTTCGTACATCTTTCTCTTTCATATCTCTTTCACCTTTAGAGTGTGATACCAAGCAAGCGGCTTGTTTCTAGCTCGTGATGTAACCTTTGGATGTTGCACAGCATTAGGCCAGCAATGCTTTCGGTACCCACAGAACGTGCATACCTTGTTTAGTATTTTGTTTCCGGTTTTAATTCGTTCACCTTTTAGAACGTACGCTTCGTCTTCAGGTGAAATAGGAGGTGTTTTATACGTGTAGTTTGACATGAGTGCTTCAATTACTTTTGAAGCCTCTCCAAGGTAAATGTCTCGGTCCTGCTTCTGATCGTCAGGAGCCTCCACAAACTTTATTTCACCTGAAGATTTGTCAACTACAATCCACCCACCAAAGTTGAGTCCCTTTGATTCAGAGTACAGATGCCCCTGCATCAGATAACCAAAGGGGTCATCTTCCTTCATGTTCTCATACCCCTTTGAGAACTTGTACATGAAAGAATACGGAGACGCAGACTTAACATCCCACACTTTTTTGCCATCAACCGGGTCGTCAATAATTAAATCCAGTGTGCCCTGTATTTTTTCTCCGGCTAGCTCTAGTTCACACTGTCCCTGTGCCTCAGTAATTTTAACTCCTGCACCTTTGAGTATCGCCATTACAGCACATTCAACGAGATCACCAATTAAAAATCGCAGAATAGAGTTATATTCCATCTCTTCATCTTTACCGTCTCGCCCATGTATTTGCTGACACATTGGACGTCCCAAACCAGACATACGTATCCGCCACTCTGGGTTACGACTAAACTGTTTCTCGAGTGCTTGGCGGCAATCCTTTGCAAACTCCTCCATAACAGAAGAGGGGAGAGTTACCTCCCCCCTTACTGCTTTGTACAAGAAGTCTTTAACTAAAACTTCTGCAATCATTAGCCAAAGTCCGCCGCTAGGTCAACTTCTTGTTCACTAGCTTTAGCTTTAAGTGCCTCTGCATGTTGCGCCATGATCATTGTGTTGGACGCTTTAACTGTATCCTCAAACATCTCAAGCATGTTCATGTCAAGGTTGACCTTGGCTTCTTTATCCTGCGTAAACACAGGGGTAAAGTAGACAACGCTTCCCATCTTTTGACGTTCAGTAGACAGGTTAAAGGATACGGTGTGCAAAGGTGTATTACCTAACTTTTGCACTGCTTCACGTGCGGGCCTGAACCCCGAGCGTTTGAAGTAAGACACAACGGGGAAGTTTTTAACATCAACGCTCTTTCCTTCAGCGTTTTTACCCTTCATGCTGATCGTGCCATAAAAGACTTGATTACATGTTGCTAGGCGCGAGGCTAAAGTTTTAGGGTGATCCTCACCCAGAGCTTCCTCATCAGACTTAGTCAAGCGGCCACACTTGTTACCCCCTGTGCTGTCTGGGAATTGGTAATCAAGTGACTCCGTCTGAATGGAACGACTCGAAAATTTACCCTCTTCCTGATCCCAAACAGACCACTCATAAGTACGCATATACGGATGAAAAGTTACATTGTCTGCGTAGACAAACTCTCCATCGTGATACACTTTCCACGTACCCTTTTTCAACGTGTGCCCGTCATCCGTGTCGGTTTCGTAGTTAATATTTAGACGTGCGAGTCCAGCCTTTGGCTGATCTACTTCTGTCTGTCCAGAAGCTCTCAGAATTAACTCCTGATCGCCTGATTTGATTGCCTCAGATAGAGACACTACATTTGGTGTTTTAACGCTCACTTCGCCCATAACGCTCTCCTTAGTTAGCGTGTACTACTTCAGTGTCCAACCAGTTTGGACCCATTTTAACCTCAACAGATATCGGCATATCGTAGTCAATGCCGTACCTGCGTTGGCACTCTTGTGGCAGAGACATCATCGACTCAACCACGAGATTAGTTACAGTATCCTCTTCCCCCGGATAAATGTCAAGCACAATACTATCATGTACTGTGTTACAAATTACACTTTTTAATTCCTTACCTTTCATAGACTTATAGAGATAAATTAAAGCGATTGGTAAAAGATCGGCTGTCGCAAATCCCTGTACGGGATAGTTACAAATTGCTGTGCGATTCGTTGCTGTGCCCCAATCTGTCCATTCACTTCCGGGAAACGCATACTGTCTTCCAGACGGCAAAGTGATGAATCCTTTCTCGACAGCGTCACGTTGCAAATCCATGTGCCACTCTGTTACGCCAGCATACTTCTCTTTAAAAGCCCGGTAGTATCGCTGTTGGTCATCAGTACCCGTGGTGCCCCCATAAAGAGGTTTAAATGTGTGTGCCTTAGCATCTTGGCGGGAACACCCAATAATCTCAGCAGTAACACTGTGTACATCAGTCTTCTCCTCCACGTCGTGGTAGACCTGTGGGTCACTAGCTAGGTAGCCTGCTACCCTAAACTCAAGCTGACCGTAATCTGCCTCTAAGATTTTTCCTCCGTTAAAACGAGAGACCATTGCCCGTCGAATGGCGAAGGTAGAGCCACGGGGCATGTTCTGGAAGTTGGGGTTACGTGAACTGAGCCGTCCGGTTGCAGTAATACACTGCATGAAATCCGGATGCACGATGTCTTGGTCGTCACGATTGTTTTTGAGTCCTTCGACAAAGGTTGATAGGTAAGTTCGCAGTGCATTGTACCTTGAATAAGATTCGGCAAACTCTCGTGCGTCCCCTGACAGTTCGTCGAGTCGCTCCGCAAGTGTGTCATGGTCTGTTTTGAATCCTGCGGCGGCAGTGTCCCATGCGTCTCGCGGGATAATCTTGAAGCCTGCAATCTCTTTAGTCTTCGCATAGATCACCCCGTCACCTTTACACGCTTTACAAACACGTACGGCCTTACCCACTGTGCCATCTTTCTTGATTACTTTCTTACGTCCTGTTCCATTACATCCGGTGCATTTAGATGCGATAGTTTTGTGCAGGACTTTCGTTTCTTCCTTTACGTACAGTGCAAATAATTTTTTTGTCATTTTTGTACGTTGCTTGGGTTTGCGTGTAGCACCCCGTAACTCTGATCCTAGGTTGAAGATAGAAGACCAACGCTTCTTATCAATAACCCTACGTGAATAGAACAACATCGAGCGGTCGTCTGCACTGTTGAGATTGATAGGGGTGTCACCCATCGCTTCTTCTGCCATACGCTGGAGTTTAGTCTCCAGTTCATTCATTTCGTCCCGGTACTCTTTCTCAATCTCGGCTAAAGACTGCGGGTCGATCTTGATTCCTGTCCTCTCGAGGTTCGCAAGGACGTCCGTCATCTCCAACGACAGGCGTAGGGTGTTCAACAATTTCGATGCCATAGGCTTTAATCTCCTTTAAAAGGTCTTGTGAGAATATCTCACCGTTACGGACAGAGTCCATTCCTTGGAGCATACCATTGTAATACTCCACTGTCGACAGGTCGTCATCCATGTCAGCTTCATTTCGTAAGAACTTGATAATGATGACGGCGGACTCAAAAGTGATACCACCCATCATTCCTTTATGTGCAACTGGTTTCTTGCTCAACGTTTTGTCTCCTTACGCATAGGTCTGTGAAACTTCAACCAGCATGGAGCGCACAAGTATTCTGGCTTGTCCCCAACTTTGGCATCAGCCTTCCTATTACAGTAATCACAATTTGCACGTTTTTCCATGTTTACCCCAAGGTTTCGTAATCATCCAGTGGCCGCGTTCTACTGGCCCCCTGTACGCAATGTCCTCCTCTGTGAGCACCGTCCTTGCATTGTAACGAACTTCTTTACGTGGAGGCAAATTCCTTTTGCGTCTGATAACACTTAGCATAGCGCGTACTGTTTCTGGCTTACGCCCTAATGCTTTACCCATATCACGCGCACTAGCGTTGTCTAGGTACATACTTATCAGAGTGTCAATTTGCTCCTCTGTCCACGGTACACCATTAGACATAAAACTCCTCCCACGTCACGTTATACTTCTCAGCCATTTGTTTCTGTGCTATCTCCCACGTTGCTTGAACGTCGGCTATACCATACTCCTCGACTATTTCCCACGGAATTTGTGCAAACGTCTTGCCGCTCTTGAGATAATCCTCCGTAAGGTCTTTCTTCTTTTCAGTAACCTCATACCTTTTCGCAAGGGCATCAAGCGAAAGAGGCCACTTACGTGCCCTAGCCAACACATACTCTGCAACCATCGTGTCATAAACTTTACCCTCGTACTTAAAACCACACTCGCGTATCCAGTTCAGGTCGAACTTGATGTTGTGTCCGACAACTACATCCGCAAAGTCTAATGCGTGTTGAAATGTCTCAAAGCCGTCTGGTGTTGGCTCACGTCCTTCATGGTGAAAGAAGATGTAATGCACCGGGCCATCATTAACCTTGTACCCAATACTGACAAGATGGTTGCCAAAATAAGGCAACGGTGTGTGCTTGCCGTTGGGCTTGAGTCTGTGTGTACACTCAACGTCAAACGTCAAAACGTTCATTTAAATCTACCTCTATAATTTCTACGCCAATCTTCTTTTGTGGTTTGCTTGGCACCCTAAAGATGCGAGAGCCATCTTTACGTCGGCTCATGGTCTTAACGTCAATCAGTCGTATGTTACCTGTTACTGGGTGCAAGGCAACGAGGTCCACGATACCTTGATCGGACACAGCCCAAAACACATCGTAGCCCTCTTGAACTAACTCAGTGGTCACAATTAACTCGCTTAACGTTCCTTTTGTCACCTTATGACCCGCCATCAAAGTCCTCCTCAGTAGGCTCATAGATATCTTCCTGATATTCTTCCGGAACAACTATCAAAGCATTCTGCTTTTCAAAGACGCCACGGTACATGTCAATCTCTGCCATGATCTTGCCATGCCATCCGTTTTGCTTGTTCTTAGATACGAACACAGAACGCTGTGTATTGTCAGGCGAACGGTCTCCTCGCCTGCCAATGCCAATGATTAGGTCAGCTTCACCCGCCTTGCCTGTCTTTGAGTTGTCCAAGTATTGGTACTCAACATCGAGCAAACCTTCCGCTTCGGCACTCGCCTGCGATACTCCCCACACAAGACACTTATTACGTTTCGCAATTTCACGTGCCTGTAAATATATTTCCTTGAGCTTCTCGTCACCACGATTAAACTTTCCCGCAATCTTAACCTTGTCCAGTTGATCTATAAAGATAATGTCTGGCTTGTTAATCTTGCACCAATCATCAATCTCCTGAATGGTCGTTCCAACACAGTCGAGAACACGTAACAAGCCATCATTCGCGACACGCCATAACGATGAATATTGCCCACGCCCCTCGTCAAGTTCTTTCCGCGTAACTTTAAAATAGCTTTGCACGATGCGTAGTTTAGTTCGTACAGCAGGCTCTTCGTTTCCCCACACCGCAACGGTAAACCCCTGCTTAACATATTTCTGCGCGAGGAAAGATACGAACGTAGTCTTGCCCGTTTCCGGTCTAGCAAAGATGATTCCAAAGTGCCCACGATCCAACCCCGGAACCCGTTTGGCAAGCGGCTCCCAGTTGAACGGAAAATCGGGAGTAATCGTAAGGGAGTCCAAAAGCTCTTCAACCCCCATGTCCACTTCCGTGTACGTCGTCTTTTCGCCAATCGAATCCTCCGCTGTAGACTCAATAAGTCGCTTGAGTTCTCCAAAGTTATTCTCCTTGCCTAGGAATATGTTTACGGACAGTTCTGAGATGACCTTGGCTCTGTGTCGCATCCAAAGGTCACGTATGACTCTCTCCTGCAAATCAGTGTTCGTGCCAATGTC